AATATTTATGGATGTAATCATGTCATGCTGGTTGACCCAATATCTATGAATATATTTTTGAATAATCTTGTAAAGGAAATTGGAATGACTGTGATACCTGAGTACATAACCAAATCAGATAATCCAATGTCATTTCCTTTTAATCCAAATTTTTTACCAAATACGGAACATGGTGTAAGTGGTATATTGATTATGTGTGAGAGCCACATATCCTGTCACTCATTTCCGTTCAAGGATGCCATGTGTAATATTGTTATAACTTCATGTAAAGAATATGATCCGAAAACAACAGTTAATTGGATCTTCAATTATTGTAAACCAAAGGAGGTAAGATACAATACAATGTGCTTTTAAAACTTGCATTTTGAGGGCGGTTTGTGGTATTGATATATCTCATGAAGTTAATGTTAAAAATGAAAGGATTGAAGATGGCGTACAAAATCAAGAACAATAGTTTGGAAATGAAAACAAAAGATGGAACGAATATTTTTGGTGAAGATTTTAAGATTGAAATAAAGGAACATGATACTGCATCACGAAGTTTTCTCGCAATTGGTTCCACCCAAAATCCTGATAGGAGCAATGATGTTATAAATCAGGAAGGGTGGGAGTTGAAGAATTATTTGAAAGCTCCACGCGGATTGTGGATGCATGATTACTGGCAATTGCCTATTTTTAGATCACTCAAAACCTTCATTGATAAAAAGGAACAAAAACTTGTATTCCGTCCAAGTTTTGATACCCATGATTTTGCTGATAAGGTATACAATCAATATTTGAAGGATTTCATTTCTGATTTCTCAGTTGGTTTTATTCCAAAAGATTACGATCTCAATAAAGAAGATGATTACTGGTCTGGATATAATTTTAAGAAGCAGGAACTTCTTGAAATTTCTTCTGTTACGGTTCCCGATAATCCGGAAGCTCAAAGAATGGGACTGTGTGATGTTCAGGTAAATCTGATTAAACTTGGGTATCAGAATGAACCAAATTATGATTCACAAAAGGGCATTTTTTGGAATCCCATCACAAAGAATTTGGATGGTTATTCCGATCCACGAATCATTCAAGTAACAAAAGGAGTAAAAGCTGTGAGTGCAATCCCACTTTTTGATAAAAGTGAAGAATGCATGAACGGTGAAGTTGTTGGGTATTATTTTGATCAAAATGTTTGTGATAAGCTGTTTATCAAAACATGGATGAAAGAAAATGCTCCGAAACCAAAACAAAAGTTTTATCAGGTTGATATTTCTTTCGGGGATGAAACAGAAGAAAAGAAGTGGGCAAATATTGAAGTGGTTGATGGTAGTATTGATCCCGAAGAAAAAGCTATGGATGAAATAGAAAAAGCTATGGATAAGATGGATCAAACTGAAACTCCTACAGAAACCCCTAAAGTCGAGCTTGTTTCAGAAACAAAGTGTGAAATCACTTATTTTGATAAAGACAGTAATCAGACAAGGAAACTTGAGTTTGACATTGAAAAAATGGAGGGACTTGAAAAATATTTTAACCATATTTTTGACAAAGTGATATCAGATAGTGTAAAAGGTATGGTACAGCTTTTCAATGAAATGAAGGAACAGAACAAAGTTTATGAGCAACTTATTGATACTGTTAATGCTGCTCAAGAGGTTTTGAAAAATTCTACATCTCCTTCAAGTGATAAAACTGAAGATGATGACAATCTTTTTGATTTTGAATTGGACGGTTCCCCCCCTGTTTCCCAAGATTCAAAAGATAAAAAGAATGTTGCAGAATCAGAAGATGGATTTGAGGTAGATGAAGAAGAACTCAAAAATCTTTCTAATGAAATTGTTTTTTCTGGTGAACTTGATGAATCGTTTAAGGAATCGTTTGAAAAAGTTTTCAATTCCGCACTTTTAGATATTACGGGAAAGAAACAGATTGAAATTGAGTTAGCAGACGATAGTGAGTAGTTTAATTCTGATACAATTAAATAGGAGAGATACGAAATGAAATTGACTAAAGATCAGGTTGTGGAAATTCTCAGTGAACAGTCAAAGACTTTTATCGAGGGTGATGGTTTTACCTCCCGAGTAAAGTCAATGCTTGATGAGATGGTTACAAATCTCAGAAATGATATTGTTGCTCCGGTATCTGCACCTAACGCAAAAGATCTTATTGAGGCATTGCCGTTCGGAAAAATGTCCGGTGATTACTTCATTACTGATGGTGGAAGTGTCCTGAATATGAAAAACAGGATGTCACCTTGGATGAAACTTTCCACACCTATGAAGGATTGGTGTGCTGATTTTGCAAAGTATCTCAAAACTGGTACAACTTCCAAATTGCTTTCCGGTTCTTCTGATCCTGATGGTGGTTATTTGGTCCCTGAAGAATTCCGTGCAGTAATGCTTATGTATGATGTTGAACCTACTTTGATTTGGCAACGGTCTACTATTTGGCCCATGGGTATGCCAAAGCTTTCTTTGCCGAGGTTGAATCAAAATCCAGACGTTGAAAGTGCAAGCTTTGATCATTTTGCAGGTGTTGCGTTTGATTGGGTTGAAGAGGGTGGAGAGAAACCGGAAACTCAGCCTGATTTTGGATTCCTTGAATTGATCGTTCATGAAATTGCTGGATATACTGAAATCACCAATTCACTTCTTGATGATTCTATTATCAATTTCGTGAATTTCCTTACCCAACTTTTCCGCAAAGCATGGTATTGGGTAACGGATAAGTCTTTTCTTCAGGGTACTGGTGGAAAACAACCTTTGGGCGTATATAACGATCCCGGTTCTTTGATCGTGAATCGTACCACTGTTAACAAAGTTACTATTGAAGATATTTTGAGGATGGATTCGCGTCTTCCTGCTGTTTTTGATAACTCAGCAGTGTGGTTTTATACCAAGCGTGTTCGTGAGCAATTGCGTGGTCAAAAAACTACGAGTGGGGAATTGGTTCTCACAGAAAATTGGAATCAGTTGGCAGATGGTTATCCTTCTCGTTTGCTTGGTCGCCCCGCAATTCTTGCTGATGGAAAGATTGCAAGTGTTGGTCATTTTGGTGATGTTGTTCTTGCTGATTGGTCCAATTATTATATCGGACTTCGACAAGACTTTGTGATGGATTCTTCCCGCCATGCTGGTGAAGTATTCCGGAAGAATAGAACTGCTCTTCGTTGTTCTGGTCGAGTTGATGGTGCAAATGCAAATCCCATGAGTTGTGTTCTGTTGGGAGATCCTTCGTAGTTAACTGTTAACTTGTTTTGTGACAATAGAATCTAAAAACTATTGTCACAAAACAAAAAAAAGAAACCATATGAAAAAGAAAAGACTTTTGATATCAATTCTATTTATCTTTCTTTTTCCATCTTTCTCTGTTGGTGAAATTGTTCTTTATGATTGTGCTGAATATTGGATACCCACTTCTGAATTTCTTACTATTGGGTGGGATGATGGAAACCCATCAGAAGTAGGAATCCAATACTTTAAAGGACAAATGAAGAATGTTGAAACTAATAGAATTTATACATTTGATGTAATATCACCAGCACTAACAAAAACATTAAAATTACCCAAAACAGGTCATTATATATTTTTAGTTCAAGCCTGTAAAAAGGAATTGGGTATTGAATACTGTAGTGATTGGGCAAGCTCAATGGATGCAACGAATAATCCTACAGTAAATGGTGTTGTAAGAGTGTGGAGATTTTTTGGGTTTGTTAACCCACCTGGATCAATTGTGATAAAATAAGGAGATTTGTATAAATGGGAAAAGTAAAACAAACAATGCTGTCATTTCCTCCAAGCAATTCACCTGACGTTGTTGGGTATAAGATTTACATTGAAGCCGTTCCGAAACCAGTGGATTTTGATTCACCTTCATTTGATATTGGGAATAATACCAGTATTGATTTGTCTGTTTTGCCTGGAATGACAACTACGGATGGAACATACAATATTGGTGTTACTGCAATTGATGATGCTCAAAATGAATCAAGTATGTCAGTATTGGAGAATGTCCCGTTGGATTTTGCTGCCCCCGATGCCCCAGGAGAATTGAAAATTACCCGTATTTAGAACATTTATTGTGTGAGTTAAAAGCAATCACATATAATTGTTCTAATTCAAAAAATACGAAATGGAAATCAATGGGCGTCGGGAATTGGAAAGTTATGTAGAGTAGTGGTGCTGGATGTTAATCCAAACACTGTAAAAAATTAACAAATCTTTTTCTAAGGAGATAAACAATGTCAATTGTTAATAACCATAAAGTTATCAATTTTAAGAATTATGCACAACAGTCAATTAGTGCAAATACAAAGCTTCCCGGTACAACTGGTGTCAATACTCAAGCAGAATCAGTTCGTGGTGCTTTTGAATTAAATACAAAGATGCTTTTGCTTATTGAGGTTGTGGTTGCAACTGATGGTAAATTGAATATTGATGTTGAAACCATGAATGACGAAGATACTGATTTTGTGAAACTTTGTGATATTCCTGAAATTGCTGCAAATGGAATGTATATGGTAGAAGTTGATGGTTTCCGAAAAAATATTCGTTTGAGTTCCACTGTTACTGGTGGTGCTGTTACTTGGAATGCAAAAGGTATTTGTTTTGATGCTCGTAGGGGTCCAATTAAGCAAGCAGATTCAACCGCCCTTACTCCTATTTATGTCTAATGATGAGTTAATTGTGTTATTGATTGTGGTTAAATAAGAGAGGGGGAGAAATCCCCCTTTCTTTTAACTTGATTTTATAGAAAAAGGATTCTGATATGGCTGTTAAAGGTGAGAAGATTGAATTTGTTGACTCAACATTGATTAGGAGAATAGGAAAGTATATGGTATGTGATCCTAATGTTGCTAAAATCTATGTGGCAAAGGGATTAGCTGTGTACTGTGTTAAAAAAGAAATTGGAAATGAGTCAGAAGAAAAAGGAGTAGATAAGGAAGTTGTTGATAATGTTCTTGAGATAAAACTAAATAAAGAAAAGAAAAAAGATAATGACAGTATATTTCCCAAGGAAATAATTGCATGATCTTTTTTACATATTGGAAGGGGTTAAAATGGCAATAGAACTATCCCCAAGATCATTTGTTGATTTGGAATACTATAAGTTAGCTTCTGGAGAAACCTTTGAAGATGATTCTGATGAGGCACAAAATGTAATTGTCATGTTGAATTCAACTATCAAGTTGATGGAAAATATTTGTAAAAAACCGTTGAAAGAAAGACTCATAACATTTGATCCACTTGAAGAAGATTATGAATTGGATGAAGATTTGTCAATTTTTGATGGTATAACCGGAGATACATTTTGGTTTCCATTAGATCCTATTAACAGTATTAATAGGTTGATTATTTCTGGAAATGCGATTCCAAAATGTGAATCATACTTGGATACTGAAGGTTATTACTTATATCCTAAATTGGGAAAGCTAAAGTGTTATAGGGGATTTGACCATGGATATCTTGGAAACATCTACATTGAATACTCAGCAGGATATAAGAGTGGATCAGAAGAGTTTAATGATCTTCAAAAAATTCAAATGGATATGGTATCTAATTTCAATGAAAACGGTTCTGACTCTAATTACATATCTGAAACAATAGGAAATTACAGATACCAAAAAGCTACTCCAAAGGATTTGTCAAATGATTTCGGTATACCCCTCTCTGTCTTTAACAGGCTGAATTACTATAGAAGGGTGGTATTCGCATGAGTGTGAAGAATCTTTTAAAAATGAAAGCTTCAATCAAACGCCCAACATTGACCAAGGATAAGTTGGGGAACGTTTCTACCACTTCTTATTCTGACATAAATACTGCTGCAAATTGTTATATATTTCCATTCAAATATGATGGAGGTATTGGAAATAAGGGTCAAGGTTTTGATATCGAAGGCAAGTTTATGGGGATGTTTTTTCCAGAAGAGAACATATTAGAAGGTGATAAGATTACTTGTGATATGTTTTCACCCCCTGAATTCTATGTGGATAAAGCATACCCTATTATTCATCCAAGATCAGGTAAAAAACACCACACTGAAGCTATTTTATCTATAGCTGTTACGTAAGGAATAACAAGGTGAAACCTGAAGAAATATCAAAAGTAAGAGCAAAAATCGGAAGCGTGCTGTACCGAAAAAATGCATTTGATAATTGGTTGAAAAAAGATTTAGATAAAGTGTTAAAAGTAACATCGAAATTCATGAACGAATATCTGCTAACTATTGGTGGGTTGGTACAATCAAGGG